AATTCTTTTGAAGCAGAAGAAGGTTGTAATGATGACCTAGCAATGTGTCTTGTAATATTTTCTTGGTTAGTGGCACAAGATTATTTTAAAGAAATGACTGAGAATGATGTAAGAAAGAGAATATATGAAGAACAAAAAAATCAAATAGAACAAGATATGGCACCATTCGGATTTATTTCGGATGGATTTAATGATGAAACTACTTTTGTAGATAATTCTGGTGACAGGTGGTATGCTGATGAATATGGTGACAGATCATACATGTGGGATTACATGTAATGGATTTTGATGATCAGGTAGAACTAGAACATCTACTATTTCTCGAACGTAAGTGTAGAGTATGTGGAAAGGTTAAAAGTTTACTTGATGATTTTTATCTTACAAGAAAAGATAGAGGCACACTTCCATCAGCATATTCATATGAATGTAAAGGGTGTACAATAAATCGTGTAAAAAGAGGTAGAAAGAGCAATTTAACTTGGGAATACCCTGATTGGTGAACATTCACGCACTGTTTCCCCGTTGAAAATACCCCTTTTAATAAATATTTTTAGATAAATTTGGCTGCGAGGGAAAAACAAGATGCCACTAAATTTAGCATCTCCCGGTATTGTAGTAAGGGAAGTGGATCTAACGGTAGGTAGGGTTGATCCTACTTCTTCCGGTGTCGGTGCAATTGTTGCACCTTTCGCACAAGGTCCTGTACAAGTTCCTACAATAATCGGAAGCGAAAAGGATCTTTTAGATACTTTCGGAAAACCATATAGTACAGATAAGCACTATGAGCATTGGCTCACTGCTTCCTCATACTTAGCATATGGTGGATCACTACAAGTCGTTAGGGCGGATGATACTGACATTGTAAATGCAAAGGTTGGTGCTGCTACTAGTATCAAAATTAAGAGTTTAGATCATTATGAGGAACTTGGATATGATGAAAATCCAATTACCAATATAGTTGTTGCAGCAAGAAATCCTGGTTCTTGGGGAAATGGATTAAGAGTTGGTATTATTGATAGCAGAGCAGATCAAATTCTCACCTTAGCTGCAGCAAATAGTGTTGCTGTTGGAATGGGAATTACTCAAGCAATTCCTGCTAACACAATTGTTGCTGGAGCAGGAACAACTTCACTTCTTACCGGTCATTTAAAAGGTATTGTCACAGAAGTTGATGGAACTAATATTTCAGTAAAAGTTCTTGAGCATGTTTCAGCAGGATCAACAGTAACAGAAGTTGACTATCAACCTTCTGGAGCATATGCATTTTCCAGTGGTACAAATGTTGCTATTCATACTTCAGGTGTTGCAACATCATATGCAACTACTTCAGTCAGTTCGGAAAAAGATTGGTTTGATCAACAGAACTTAACAATAACTTCTTCTAGTACTATTAAGTGGAATACACTGGCAGAAAGGCCAGGAACTTCCTCATATGCTGCGGCAAGAGGATCTAGATTTGATGAAGTTCATGTTGTCGTGGTTGATGGAGATGGAGGTGTTACCGGAAACAGCGGAACGATTCTAGAAAAGCATCTTGGATTATCAAAAGCAAAAGATGCAGAATTTTCACTTGGGTCCCCTTCATATTGGAGAAAGTTTATTGTAAATGGATCTGAATTAGTTTTTGCAGGATCTGCACCAGCAGGTATTGTAACTACCGGATTTGCAAGTGGAACCTTTAATTTAGAAACTGATGTTGGTTGGGACCAAAATGCAGAAGGAATTACCTTTGCCGCAATTGGAAATTCAAATAACCAAATGTCAGGTGGAGCAAATTATGATGGAGGAACTAGTCTAGAGAGTACTGGAGCATTAAGTTCTGGTTTAGATGGATTAGTATCTGGATATACTTTATTTGAAAATTCTGAGCAATATGACATAGATTTCGTTCTCATGGGATCTGCCGGATACGCAGAATCAGATGCACAAGCACTTGCTAATAAGTGTATTGCAGTTGCCGAAGCAAGAAAAGATGCAGTAGCATTCATCTCACCATATAGAGGTGCAGCACTTAATGATGTAGGTGCAGGAACAACTACTGTAGATGATAGAGTAGCAACTATTAATTCGGCAGAAACTATTACCGAAAATGTAATTAGTTTCTTTGCTCCTGTAACTTCATCGACTTATGCGGTCTTTGATAGTGGTTATAAGTATATGTTTGATAGGTTTGCAAATACCTTCAGATATGTTCCTTTGAATGGAGACATTGCCGGACTTTGTGCAAGAAATGATGCGAATAATTTCCCCTGGTTCTCACCAGCAGGAACTAATAGAGGATCAATCCTGAACGCAGTCAAACTTGCATATAACCCAAGCAAGACACAGAGAGATAGACTTTATTCGAATAGAGTCAACCCAGTAATCTTCTCACCTGGTTCTGGTATTATTCTCTTCGGAGACAAAACTGGATTTGGTAAGTCATCGGCATTTGATCGTATCAATGTTCGCAGATTGTTCCTCTTCCTCGAAGATGCAATTTCCTCTGCTGCTAAAGATCAACTCTTTGAATTCAATGATGAAATCACAAGAACCAACTTTGTAAATATTGTTGAACCCTTCCTTCGTGATGTTCAGGCAAAGAGAGGAATTTTCGACTTCGTTGTTATTTGCGACGAAACGAATAACACTGCTGCCGTTATAGATAATAGTGAGTTTGTAGCAGACATCTTCATTAAACCCGCAAGATCAATCAACTTCATCGGTCTTACGTTTGTTGCCACCAGAACTGGTGTTTCATTTGATGAAGTAATCGGTAACGTTTAATTTAGAGGTATAAGAAACAATGGCAAATCGTCAACAGGTAAATACTTTACCACTAAGAACTATCACCGACTTCAAAAGTAAGTTAAAGGGTGGTGGTGCAAGACCTAATCTATTTGAGGTGGAACTTACGTTCCCCTCAATCGTTGGAGTTCAGGATGAAAATGAAGTTCTCGATAATGCAAGATTTTTAGTAAAGGCAGCAAACTTACCTGCTTCTACAATTGCACCTATTGATATTCCTTTCAGAGGAAGAATCCTGAAGATTGCAGGTGACAGAACATTCGAAACCTGGACAATCACAGTTCTCAATGATACTTCATTCTCTATCAGATCTGCATTTGAAAAGTGGATGAATACCATCAACAAACTGGATAATGCTACTGGTGAAACTGATCCAGCACTTTATCAAGTGGATGCAAAAGTTAATCAATTGAATCGTGATGGTGGAACCCTTAGAAGATATATTTTTAAGGATGTTTTCCCAACTAACATTTCTGCAATTGATTTAAGTTATGAAACTACTGATACCATTCAGGAGTTTACTGTTGAGATGCAGGTTCATTTCTATGAAGCAATCAAAGGTAATGCTCCAGAATCTGGTGGTGAAAGCATCAGCTAAATAGTAAAATAACAGTCTAAGCAAGTTTATAATATGGCAAAACTTTTTGGTTTTTCTATTGAGGATAACGAGAAAAAATCCAAGACTATAGTTTCCCCCGTCCCCGAAAATAACGAGGACGGGGTTGATAACTATATTAGTAGTGGATTTTATGGTTCGTATGTAGATATTGAAGGTCAATATAGAACAGAATTTGACTTAATTAAAAGATATAGAGAAATGTCACTTCATCCCGAAGCGGATGGGGCAATAGAAGACGTTGTAAATGAAGCAATCGTCAGTGATCTTTATGATTCTCCAATTGAGATTGAACTTTCTAATCTTAATGCAACTGATAAATTAAAAAAAGCAATCAGACAAGAATTTAAATATATCAAAGAAATTTTAGATTTTGATAAGAAGTCTCACGAAATTTTTAGAAATTGGTATATTGATGGAAGACTTTATTATCACAAAGTAATTGATCTAAAAAAACCTCAGGAGGGTATTAAGGAACTGAGGTATATTGACCCCATGAAAATGAGGTTTGTAAGACAAGAGAAGAAAAAAGATAGAAATCTTATTGGACCAAATATTCCTGGTCGTGATGAATCTAAAAATGGAATTGCTCCAGAGATTGAGGAGTATTTTGTTTATACACCAAAACCACAATATCCAACTAATAACTTATCAAGTGGTAGTGGTGGTAAAGGAACTAAAATTGCAAAAGATGCAATTACCTATTGTACTTCAGGTCTTGTAGATAGAAATAAGGGAACTGTTCTTTCATATCTTCACAAAGCAATTAAGGCACTCAATCAACTTAGAATGATTGAGGATTCTCTGGTAATTTATAGGTTATCAAGAGCACCAGAACGTCGTATTTTTTATATTGATGTTGGCAATCTTCCTAAAGTAAAGGCGGAGCAATATCTTCGTGATGTTATGATGCGTTATCGTAACAAGCAAGTTTATGATGCGAATACTGGAGAGATTCGTGATGATCGCAAATTTATGTCCATGATGGAAGACTTTTGGCTTCCTAGAAGAGAAGGTGGTAGAGGAACTGAAATTTCTACACTTCCTGGTGGACAGAACTTAGGAGAACTTGCCGATATTGAATATTTCCAAAAGAAACTTTATAGAGCACTTGGAGTTCCCGAATCTAGAATTGCCGCCGATGGTGGTTTCAATCTTGGTCGTTCTTCTGAAATTCTGAGAGATGAACTTAAATTTGCCAAGTTTGTCGGTCGTTTGAGAAAGA